CTTTTATTGGGTTTAGTACGGCTCATGGTCAGACAGAAGTTTCACAAGAACGTACAGCAGGTAAACAAAAAGCCAAATCATTTATAGTAAGAAATCCTCTTACATTACAATTAATTGAAGGACATATTAACGGCAGAAAAGGTGTCGGTGCTATTCCTATTAATGAAGAAAACAAATGTAAGTTTGGTGCATTGGATATAGATGAGTATCCATTAGATCATAATAAATTAGTAGACAAATTAGAGGAACTTAAAGTTCCGTGTGTCGTGTGCCGTAGTAAATCGGGTGGTGCACATATATTCTTTTTCTTCAAGGAGTGGATGAATGCAGGAGATTTCAGAGACAAGGCTGCAGAAATTTCTTCTGCACTTGGTCATGGCAGGTGCGAGATATTCCCAAAACAAGAACAGATTCTTGTCGAGAGAGGTGATGTTGGTAACTTTATCAATTTACCGTATTTTGATTCGGAGCAAACTCTCCGATATGCGATCATCAAAAGAGAGGGAGATTATGTTGAGGCATCGTTGTCAGAGTTCATCGAAGAAATACAAAAGGTTAAGACGTTACCTAAAGATTTTCTGACTCTTCCTATTGGTGGACCTGTAGATCTTTTACCTAATTATATACCCTGCCTTAGAACTAAGTTAGCTATTGGTGTGTTTGAAGGAGAAAGAAATAGAACTGCATTTCAACTAGGAGTTTTCCTACAAAGGCTAGATCCTGGTAATTGGAAAACAAAGTTTGAAGAACACAATGTAAAAGACTTTCATCCACCTTTGTCAGCACAAGAAGTTGTGGCTATACAAAATACATTAGAAAAAAAAGAATATCAGTATCTTTGTAAAGAAGAACCCATGGCATCTCACTGTAATCAAAGTGTATGCAGAACTATGAAATTAGGTATAGGTGCTACATCAATGCCAAGCATAAGCGGTTTGTCTGTTATATTATCAGAACCAAGATTATGGTTTGTGGATATTGGCGGACAAAGATTAGAGATAACAACGGAAGAATTACAAGCACCTCGTTTGTTTCAGCGAGCATGTATGGAACAATTAAAAGTCATGCCTCCCAAACTAAAGGATTCTGATTGGGAAATAACAGTTAATACTTTGATGGAAAAATGTAACGAAATACAAGTTCCCGAAGAGTTGACTTATAAAGGGCAGTTTGTATCCATACTTGAAGCCTATTGCACAGGTCGAGTTCAAGCACAAACCTTTGAAGAGATTATGTTGGGTAAACCTTATACAGAGATAGAAGAAGGCAAAACATATTTCAGATTAGATTCTTTGATGGAGTATATGAGACAGAAAAAATTTGATAGCTACACAAGAGCACAAGTGCAAGAGAGATTAAAAGAAATAAACAATGAAGAAAGTTCTACTGTTAAAAAATTTAAAACTTCAGCAGGTAAATGGAAATCAGTTAGAGTTTGGTGGATACCCGAGTTCGCATCTGAAGTTGAAATTAGTGAAATACCTATTGAAAAAGAGGAGGTACCTTTCTAATGGAAGTATTAATAGCTTTTTGTATAATTTTAGTGGAAGAGCCGAGACATAAGGGTGGTAAGTCGATATGTGGTTTTTATGAACCTGGTGTTGTATTTAAATCTTATGAAGAGTGCGTGAAAGATAAAAAATTAATTGAAGACTATGTGGTGGAAGAGGCTTGGAAAATCCATCCCGAGGCAGTGCGTATATATGCGAAGGGAGTTTGTGGAGAGTAATGGAAACTACGATATTTGGGCCACCAGGCACAGGAAAAACAACAACTTTGATTAACTTAGTTAAAGATAAAATAAAAGATGGCATGGATCCTACTAAGATTGCATTTATGTCTTTTAGTCGTAAGGCAGCGAATGAGGCAAAAGATCGTGCTATCTCTGAATTAAATTTAAATACCGATCAAATGATTTACTTTAGGACTTTACATTCTTTGGCTTTTACATGGTTGGGACTAGATGTAAAAAGAGTTTTTAAAGGTGCTGACTACAATGAACTAGGTAGATTAGCAGGACTAGAGTTTAGAAGTAATCCAACTGTAGGTATAGAGGATGGACCTTTATTTCAAATAGGTGCAGGTGGCGACAAGTATATGTCTGTATTACAAATGGCTCGTGTAAGAGAAGTAACTTTGGAAAAGCAGTTTAATGACACTTGGGATCACACATTACATTGGCAACAACTAAAGGTTTTAGATAAAGCTTACAGTGATTATAAAGAAGCTAAGAACAAATTAGACTTTGTTGATATGATAGAAAAGTTTATTCTTGAGGGTACAAGTCCAAAATTTGATTTGTTAATTATTGATGAAGCACAAGATTTAGCACCTTTGCAATGGAGAATGGTAAAGGAAGTATTAGTTCCAAACTCTAAAGAAACTTATTATGCAGGAGATGATGATCAAGCTATTTACACATGGATGGGTGTGAAGATAGATGATTTCTTAAATGCTTGTGATAAGAAAACAGTGCTCAATAAATCGTATCGTGTACCGAGTGCCGTGCATGAATTCTCACAAAATTTAATAAAAAAAGTTTCTATCAGACAATTAAAAGAATGGCAACCCACTAAAAAAGATGGCACCATAACATGGCATCGAGATATACTAGATGTAGATCTAACTAGTGGCGAATGGTTGATACTTGCGAGAACAAACTACATTACAAATAAAATATGTACTTGTCTTAAAGAAGAAGGCTATCTCTATTGGAGAGAGGGCACTGGTTGGTCTATTTCCCCAAATGTGCTTAACGGAATAGAGGTGTGGTTAAAACTATGCAAAAACCTAGACTTGTCTACAGTAGAACTGAAAAACTTTATGAAGCTATTGAACCCGAATATTATTACGAAATCTGGGAGAAAAAACTTCTCCCATTTAGATCCCGAACAAACTTATACTCTAGACGATATTATAGAGAAATGCAGTTTGAACGTATCACGAGAGACTCCGTGGCAGAAAGTCTTGAAAGTCTCGGATCAAGAGATAGCATATATAATGTCAGTGAGGAGGAGAGGGGAGAAAGTCTTGACGGCTTCTCCGAGGATTCGGATCTCGACAATACACAAAGCCAAAGGTGGCGAGGCGGATAACGTAGTCTTATTACTTGACTCAACAAAAGCTTGTGTAGAAAGCTTGGATCAAGATTCTGAGATAAGAACTTTCTATGTGGGTGCAACTCGTGCTAAACAATCATTACATTTAATAGAACCAACAACAAAATTTGGATTTAAGATATGACAAAGGTATGGTTCTTACAGAAAAATGAAGAAGGTTATGTGTTCTGGGACAGCTATGTTCACAATGAATGCACACTATTAGACTCAACAACGGAGAATCCTTTTGACAAACAAAAACAGAGAATATTTCTTAAAGGAAGCAGAGAAACTAATTAATGGTCAAAGAGCCAAAGAGTACGGACCTGCAAAAAAGAATCATCAACGTATAGCGGATATATGGACTATCTTGCTAGACAAAAAACTTAATGACCGTATTACACCAGAAGAAGTTGTTGCTTGTATGATAGGTGTCAAGGTAGCTAGACTTGCCGAAGACATCTCTAAGGACGATTCTTGGACGGATGTTATTGGTTATGCAGCTCTCGGTGGAGAAATTATAAATGACAAATCATGATCAATATCATTTTTTAGATCAAGATATAAAGGATATGTCTTGGGGTAATGTAGACTCTGATTGGACACCTCCTCAAACTTTTCCAGACTTATCACAACATGAAACAGTATCAATAGATTTAGAAACTAAAGATTCTAATCTTCTTACACTCGGTCCTGGTTGGACGAGAAAAGATGGTTATGTGATAGGAGTTGCTGTTGCTGCAGGAGATAGTTCTTGGTACTTTCCTGTTGCACATCAATCTGGAAATATGTCAAAGAATATAGTCTTCAAATGGTTACAAAAATTATGTGATGATGAGAAGATAACTAAAGTATTTCATAATGCGTTATATGATTTAGGTTGGCTTAGAGCAGAGGGTATCGAGGTCAAAGGTAAAATTGTAGACACCATGATTGCAGCACCTTTATTGGATGAGAATAGAAAGTGGTACAATTTAAACTCACTTGCTCGTGATTATTTAGGTGAATTCAAAAATGAAAAACTATTAAAGTCTGCGGCAGACGAATTTGGTGTTGATCCTAAGTCTGGTATGTGGAAATTACCTCCTAGATATGTGGGTAAATATGCCGAGCAAGATGCATTAATAACTTTAAAACTTTGGGACAACCTTAGAAAGAAAATAACTCAAGAAGAGTGCTCAAGTATCTTTGAATTAGAAACTTCTTTACTGCCCGTATTGTTTGAAATGAAAACAAAAGGTGTTCGTGTAGATGTGGATAAAGCACAGCAAACCAAGAAAGATTTAACTAAGATAGAGAAATCACTTATAGATGAAATAGTCAAGGAAACCGGGGTGGTTGTTGAACCTTGGGTCGCCACATCTGTAGCAAAGGTCTTTGATGCTGTGGGACTTCCTTATTCTCGCACAGAAAAGTCCGGGGCTCCTATGTTTACAAAACAGTTTCTTGCTAATCAAACTCATCCAATAGCGAAGAAGATTATAAAAATTAGAGAAATAAATAAAGCCAATACGACATTTGTTGATACTATTCTTGAACACTCTCATAATGGTAGAATACATTGTGATTTTCACTCCCTTAGATCCGATGGTGGTGGAACTGTTACTGGTCGTTTTAGCTCAAGTAACCCCAATTTGCAACAGATTCCTGCACGAGATCCTGAGATCAAAAAATTAATTCGTGGTTTGTTTATCCCGGAGGAGGGCCACAAATGGGGTTCCTTTGATTATGCATCACAAGAACCAAGATGGTTAGTACATTATTGTGCCACCTTGACAGGTGTAGATAAACATCCACTGATTGATGATGTTGTTAAAATGTATCATGATGGTAATGCTGACTTTCATCAGATGGTGGCAGATATGGCTAACATTCCTAGAAAACAAGCCAAGACAGTTAATCTTGGTATTATGTATGGTATGGGTAAAGGTAAACTTGCTAATGTGATGGACATAGACACAGACGAAGCATCTAAACTTTTAGAAACATATAATCAAAAAGTTCCTTTTCTAAGATCTTTGTCAGACAAAGCCATGGATCGTGCAGCGAGCACAGGTGTAATAAGAACTTGGTTGGGCCGTAAGTGTAGATTTGATATGTATGAACCTGTGTCGTATGGATTTAACAAGGCTTTACCAATGAAAGAGGCTATTGATGAATACGGAGGCAAGGGTAGGGTAAGACGAGCATTTACATACAAAGCTTTGAATAGATTAATACAAGGTTCAAGTGCTGATCAAACCAAGAAAGCTATGGTTGAATGCTATAAAGAAGGCTTATGCCCGACACTAACTGTTCATGATGAATTGTGTTTCAACATAGAAAATCAAAAGCAAGCGGATAAGATTGTAGAAATCATGACCACTTGCATTCCTGATTTAAAAGTACCTTTTGAAGTTGATACTGCACTCTGTGATAATTGGGGCGAAGTTGATTAGTAAGTCGATTTTACATATAGATCATGTAACTCTGATATAGGATCATCTACAGGTTTTTCTTTTTCAAAAATTTCATAGGCATGAGATCTAATATTAGATCTGTGTAAACCTATGTCTTTTAATGTAGCATCATCCAAACTATGTAAAGCTGTAATTGTTCTTCCTATTTTAAATTTATAAAACCATTTTGATAACATTCTTATCTCCTTTTCTATTATTAATATATGTTGTTTCCATAAAATGAAAAACTGGGCAAAAATGAAAAACATTGTTTCCAAAATAGCGTGAATCAACGCTAGGGTGCATAACTTAATTGTAGAAAAAAGAAGGCTATTCTAGGTAGGAATCATACCAAGACACATTGTTTCGGCTATTCTAGAGCGTCTGAGAGCCTCGTTTTTCGAGGGTTCCCATAATTTCATGACGTTTTTGATCAGACAGGCGTGACCAAGATGAAATCTCGTCAAGTGTTCTAAAACAACCCATACATATGTTATTTTTTATTTTGCAGACGTTTTGGCACGGGCTTACAATAGGCTGTGATCTTTCTGGTCTTGTCATTGGGGTATGGAATCTCTGGTTGTTCGTTTAGTCGTCTAGCAAAATACAGGCAATCATTAACATTTGAAAATGTTTGATCCTGGTTAATTATTATCGTGCCTATCATATAGACTAAAGCAAACTCTATCATTCATCTTTGGTTTTCCAAAAGTATTCATCTGTGTCGCCAAGTCTGAATTTCTGACCATTCTCAACTTGATACTCTATTGTACTCACTTTGAAGTCTGGTTGCAATGGCTCGTCTGGTGTTAAAGAGTTGTCATAGACTCTCATTCTATTGTTTGGGTATAAACAATACTGTCCGTTCTTTAGTTCAAGTAAATTAAATGATTTGTGCTCTGCTGGTGATTCACTGGTGGCATAGTCAACTACGTCTGGATCTTGATGATAGTTGTCTATCGTACAAATATAACGACCCATCATTGCACCGTGATCCCTGGTAAGAATTTCAAAGTCCATTGATCCTATGAATTGTTTACAAATAGACACCACGCCATAATCCATACAATTCCAAAACTGAAGATTGAAAAGATCCATATCTGGGGTCGGGGTATCTGGTTTAGAAACGAATGCAGAAATAGGTAGTTTGTCATACAAAGCACCATAATCAGGAAGGTAAGTTTCAAAGTAAAAACTTCTACCAGGAATAGATTTTGCAGTAACC